GAACAGCGCGCTCTGGATCGAATGCAAATCCTTGAAATCGTTTGACGTCTTCGGATGCTTGTACGCCTCCTCTGCATACGCCTCCATCGCGTGCGGCAGGGTTGTGGCACCGGCGCGACGAATTGACGCACGCTTATTATTCATCAACTTCTGCACCGCTTTGTCCAACTCAGGATAGACGACGTTCATCAGCGCGAACAGCGCCAGCAATTCCGCCGCAGCCTTAGCCCTGCGCTGCCACTTCGTATCCTGCGTGTGCGCCTCACCCTCGCCTTTTGGGAGCGGAGGCGGCGGTGAGGGAGCCTCATTCTCCCCCCAAGGGAGATCGAGACGGGGCTGAGTGGACGACCGGGCATAAGTCGTGGAGTCAGGTACTTGGTGGGTTTTTGGGGATAAATTCCCCGACGGCGGCGCAGTTCGCGCTTCAGCGGCATTACGCGAAAAAGGACGCCGAGGGCGATACGAAGGCGTTCGTGCGGAAGCGAGCCCAAAGGCGCCGGAATATCGAGAAAAAGCTTAAGGGGCTTGATAGTTGGATAGGCAAGACGATAAACCCTAGCGGCGGGGGAACCTAATGCCTAATCCGGGACAGCAAAATCTTTCGATCTTCCAAGAGCAGCCAGCGACTAGCGGGCAGATTTTCGTCGATCAGCAGCGCAATCAGATGCTTGCTGCGATCCTGAAGGCATTGACGGATGGGCTTCTCCCGGTTCCTGGGCAGATACCTGGGACAGGAACAAATGATAATGCCGACGCCGGGAATGTCGGCGAGTATATTTCAAGCACGGTGTTGGCCGGGTCGGCGGTCGGGCTGACGACCGCGACGGCTGCGAACGTGACCAGCATTTCGCTTACTGCGGGGGATTGGGATGTCTGGGGCGCGGTGGCGAATACGGTGGGTGCAGGGACGACGACGTCACTGGTTGTGGGTTGGATCAGCACGACTAGCGCAACGCAACCGACGAGTCCGAATGAGGGTGCTTATGCTTCAGATAGCCGCGCTGTTGCGGCGAACGGAGTCGTGACGATGCCGGTTGGCAGCAAGCGGATCAGCCTCGCGAGTACGACAACGGTGTATCTTGGTGTGCGGGCGGACTTCGCGGTCAACACGATGGCAGCTTATGGCTTCATAGGGGCGCGGCGCCGTAGGTAAAGACGGCGGTGAGGGAGACACAGGTTTATGACTTGGGATGACGGCACGGCAATAAGGACGCTTTATGGCGAAGTTCGGGGCGAACCGAATGACGGGCGCCGTGCGGTCGCGCATGTGATCTTGAATAGGCTGAAGTCGAAGCGTTGGGGGTCGTCACTCGCCCAGGTGTGCCTTGCGAAGGCGCAGTTCTCGTGCTGGCTTCAGAGCGATCCGAACTGGAAGGTCATAACTAGCTTGAGCGACTTCGATCCGATCATGCTTGAGATGGCTGCGGTGCTGAGTGCGGCGCGGCAAGAAGAAGATTTCACGAAGGGTGCGACGCACTATTACGCAACGAGCATTGAGGCGCCCGCGTGGACTAAGGATGCGGTGTTCGTTGGACAGTGGGGCCACCACAAGTTTTATAGTGGAGTGAAGTGATGTTCGGCCTTAGCTCGCTTCAGACGATGCTTGCGAGTTGCGCGTTGTCGGCGTTGGTCGGCGCGGTTGGGGTCGGCATCATTGTTCATAAGGTCGATGAAGGCAAGTACGCGAAACTGCTGGTCAAGGTGGCGGATGCGAACTTGAAGGCGATAAGTAAGGCGGTCGAAGATCAGAGGGCGGCTGATGCGATCAGTTGGGGCGCGGAGGTTAAGGCCATTCGTGATCGCGAGGCTGAGAACGTCAAAACTGTTACGTTGATACGGAAGGTACCATACTATGTCCCGGTTGAAGTCGATAAGCGTTATCCTCTCCCTATTGGTTTCTGCGTCCTGCTCGACGCCGCTGCCTCAAGCACCGATACCCTCGGTGAAATTGACCCCGCCACCGTCGCTAATGATGTGCCCTGCGAAGTTACTGCTTCTGAGGCCGTCACAATCATCGTCAGGAACTACGGAGAGTACCAGAAACTCGCGTTGCAGCATGTAAGTCTTCAGGATTGGGTCCTGGCCCAAACCGCCAAATAGGAGAGAGTTATGTCTTTGGAAGCGCGTGTGGCTGTATTGGAGACTGAGGTGCAGACGCTTTCGGAGAACTTTGCGAAGTTCCAGGAGGCTGACCTTGACTCCAAGAAAGAGATATTGGGCGAACTTAAGAAGTTCAATGAGATGGTCACGTTCGGTAAGGGTGGTCTCGCTGTCGTGATGACGATTGGATGCTTTGTGATCTGGACCTGGGAGCAGGTCAAAGAGATCGTCCTAAAGGTGTTCTTCAAGCATTAGAACAGGCTGTAGCACCAGCCGTGGATTGCGCAGACGCGCCGCGCACGACGCTTGAAATCTGCGTTGTGCATCATTGCGGATTTGTTCTTGGCAAGTTTATTGATCGCTTGGTACATATGGATCATTTCGTGGGCGATCAACATTATTAGGGTTGTGTTGTGGATCGGAACGGCTGCACTGACTCGAATGTGCATTGAGTTATCTGCTTCAATGCAGAAGTCGGCGGAGGTGGCTGGGTCTGGGACAACGTGGAATCCGATATCGTCGGAGTGAGGTAGCTTCCACCCCTTGAAGGGATCGGTTTCCCGAAGGAAATCGTAGCATGCGGCCATAGCGTCGGGAGTGACGTTAAGTGCCATCAAGCCCATCCTCTGCGAAGGCTTCTGGTGGGTCGATACGAAACTTCTCGATCATTGATGCGGTGAGAACGGCAGGGCCGTCTTCCGGGGTCGCAACGTGGGTGCGGCGCGGGTGGCTGCCGCCGCATTCGTAGCGGCGTAGAGCGCCGTTCTTGCAGTTGATGCTCACGAGCGTTGTCATCTCAAGTGTGTCCAGGATTGGCCGGGATATTTTCGGGTCATGTATTCGAACAGGGAGTAACCGGTATATTTCCGGCAGAGATAGTCGAGGCTGAGTACCATCGGGCAGCATTCGCCTCCTCGCGCTTCATTCAGGATAATGACGCCTCGAAAATGACGTTGTCCTTGCGCTCCGCGATATGCTTCCTCATGGAGATAGCAGCTTCCTGCGGAAATACCCCAGAGTGTGAGGCCGTTCGCCATCATCTTTGTTCCGATATCCAATCCTTGAACATGCCCGTGGGCAAATGACGAACCGATCTTTGATAGCTTATTTGGGATTGTCCCTCCGATAGCACGGTCACTATGCGAGGATTGGAAGAAATGGGAATACAAAATCCCGTCAATTCGCACAATTTCTAGGTAGGAATGGCGTATCCAATCGCGGGTGTCGCATTGATCCGATCCGATAGTGCCGAACAATTTCGGGTCGTTTGACGCAACACGATCTGGGCGAATGTCATGATTGCCGATGATATAATGTTTTTCCGGCCTCCACCTTGATTTTCGTTGCTCGGCCTCCATTGGTGCGCAGATACGAGCGAAGCCTTCATTTCCGACACGAACATCGTCGGCATAACGAAGGCCTTCTAGTGGCAGGCTTCCTGGCTTCTCATGAGAATTGAGTGATGGGAAATCGAAGTGATCGCCAAGGTGGACGACGACGTCGGGTTGGTATTCGACAAGGGCCTTCCCGATCCAATCAAGGTGATCGAGCGGAACGCCTGGGCGAACTTGCGTGTCGGGGATAATGAAATGCTTTCGCGGCATACCGTCGGGTGGAGGCGGCGGCAACCCCCTTACAACAAAAGCGTCTTTTGGTTTGGCTTTTCCGCCCTGAAGCCAATCCGAGAAGGTTGACTTAGGTACGCCTATAGCTTCTGCCGCCTTTCGAATACTGCCGTGTTTAGCGAGAAGTCTTTGCGCACGAGCTACGCGTTCGCCAGTAGACATTCGTGTTCCTTTCGAACCAGCCGCGCGACAGACCGTATCTTGCCGCATTCAACTTCTCGCGCGCTGCTGGGGCGCCGGAGAGCCTTAAGGATCAGAGCTACATTCTTAGGATTTGTTTTGACTGCAATGTATTCGTAGTGATTTGCTGCAACCCGTCGTTGCAGGAGATGTACATCACTGCGCTCGGCCTGTGCAAGAGCCTCGTTCGCCATGAAGTTTATGGAGTTGGCGTTTTGATCCGACCCCTGACGATCATACATAAGCTGACCAACATGGTAGATGACCCCTTCTCCGGGGCGGGCTTCGGACGACCAGCGTTTAAATTCCCCAACGGTGAAAACGTGGGGGTATAGTACGGCGTGAGATTTCATGTGCTACCCCAAGAAATGCCAATGATATGTGGTACGCTCCCGCAAGGAGGATACCACACTCGGGCCGGTAATCCAGTCAGAATCGCGCTTTAGCGTCGGAAATTTGAACACTGCGACACCACGCCACGGGAGCCCGAACATCCGCTCCGCAAGCCCGCCATAGAGTTCGATCTGCGGGATCGCTGCGGTCGTCTGCTTCAGCTTGCTCTCGATTATGATGATCCCGTTCGGCTGGCGGATCAGCGCGTCGGGTTGCGCCCAACCAGGGCCGTTGGCATCGACAAACCTGAACCACGGCCCGACCCACAATTCGCCTTCGATCTCGCCGTCCTGCACCAGTCGCGTGAGCGCGGCGTTGACTTTGCGTTCGTAGGTCTTGCCCTTCGCGGCCATGCCCTTGAAGTGCTGGTTGGTCGTGAAATGCGGAGCGTCGCATCCATCGACCTCACGCAAATCTGATAGGCGTCGCTGCTGCTTTGTCTTCATGGCTTGCCGTCTATACCACGAACGCTTTGTCATAAGTATATCGCCTGTTCCCTACGATATCACGAACCACTGAACGGCTTAAGTTGAACTCTGTAGTAATGGCATCGTACCATCCCTTAGGCACTTTTGTGTTCACCTTATCGGCTTGATAGCGTTGACGAATTTTCAGTGCTACGGCATTGGTGGTTTTAGCACTTTTATGTTTTTCACCAGCCTGCCAAGTTCCATGCCGTTTCATGTCTTCTCGATTCTCGATTAAGGTAGCCCATCGAAGATTTGAAGCAGCACAATTTGTACGGACCCCATCCCAATGCGCAGCTTGATGTAATGGTGTAGGGCGTTCTCCGTGAAAAATTCTACATACTAAGACGTTTAGCCTTATCGTGATTTTCTTATCAAAGCCCCAAAAACCCACATGAGGATAGCCCTTAGTATTCATGCCCGGCTTAATAAGCCCATGAATACCAGCCACGCGTCCGTGAGAACTTACCCTATGACCAGGAAATTCTGGGATGGGGCGCCAAATCTCTTTTTCGTTGGTCATAAAACGAGATTGGCGGCGACGCTATAAGCCGAAGCCGAAACGTCGCCGCCAATTCCCTCACCGCCGCCCTGACCGTATGCCAGAAGTAAAGGGGTAGTTGCAAGGGCGGATGGGCGCGGCATTGCACCGCAGGGCATTTAACTGTGAAGGGCGACGTAGTCCTGGTCGAGAAGTTCCTCCTCGATTTCGTCGTCATCGGAGACCCGCAGGATATAGCGGGCAGGGACGACGCCCTGACGCTTGTGTGGCGGGGACGGCGGTGAGGGAGACCCAAACGAAAAGGAGGCTTGGCGGGGCGTCTTTTTGGGCGTGGGAGGCTCCTGGGCCTCGGGGGCGGCGGTATAGGTCGGCTTGCCGTGGACGTCTAGGCTGATCTGTCGGATCAGGTTCGAGGACTTCATAACCTCGAAAGACCTTAGAACGTCTGTGGATTTCATGCGGGTGCGAAGGAAGTTGATGATGGCGTGCTCGGCGATAGGCCGATTAAGGGCGAGTTCCTGCTCGCGGACCCAGGAGGCCGCGTCGGAGATCAGGGCGGTGTCACCGGCCATAATCATCGCACGGAAGATGTAGGGCATGGTGGTTTCGGCTTCGAGCAGCCAAGCGAGGGCGCGGTTGAAGTCGCCTTCCTCGATGATTAGGTCGTTGCCGGTCGCGAGCGAGGAAATCATCATCAGCTTGACGAGGTGGATTGTGCGGCGCGTAACGTAGTGTTCGAGGCGAGGAATGTCGGGGCGAGGCGGGCCTCCCGCGAGGTGCCAAGTATCGAGGGCTTTTGCGGCCTCGGGCGTCCAATTAAATTCGCCCTTCAGGTTGGCGATCTGCTGAATGTCGTGCGCGAGGGCTTCGTGCTGCTCGCGGCTGGGCTTCTTAAAGCTGAATAGGCTGCGCTTGGAGGAGGAGGTGTCGTCGCTGTAGACGAGGATCATGCGGCTGGCGAAGCCCATGCCCCATGCGGTGTCGGGCATGAACGCGGCGAGATAGTCAGGCTGGGTCGCGGCCAGAATAGAAATCTGCGGGTTTGATATGGAAATTTCTCCGCCACCTCTTGTGCGCTCTACAAAAGAATCGCGGCAGTCAAACAGGTCATTTAGTACATTCATGAATGCTAGGTCATAGGCTGGAACAAGATTCCCAAATTCGGCTGTTGGAATTTGGAGTGAGTGGTATTCAAGGAATCCATCTTTACCCCCATCTATTACTTGATGGGAGTCCTTCAACGCATCAACCATAGCTGCTTTTGTCATGGTCGCAGGGGCAATTTTGACGGAGGTACATTTTAGGAAGTGTTCCGCAACATTTATGACAACAGATTTACCGATGCCAGGGTATGCTGTTAGGATTATAAATGTGTTTGGGTATAGGGGCCTCATGCCGCGTAAGGATGTATGTACCCTTCGCTCCGCAGCAGCGCCAACCGCACCGATAGCCGCCCAAAGCCTAAATATTTTAGGGGATGGGAGATTGTCAGTGTAGTCTACAAAGCTATCAATAAAACAAGCTTCCTGCCGATTTTTTGCCATTAGCGTACATTATTAAGAAAAGCAAATTCACCAAAAAATAATTTTGCGGCAGCATTATATGCTAGTGCTGCGTCTTTCTTTGACTTGAATGATCCTAGATATTTTTTAGCATTCCCGTCAACTTTTATTTCTGCGCGCCAACACCGCCTATTTTTATCGAAGTATGCGCCTTTAATCCCAGAAGAATTGTTCTTCTGGCTTTTTCGATTTCTTCCATTCATTTGTTTCGACGCTTCGCGCAAATTATTAAGTCTATTGTCGCTTTTTATTTGGTTTTTGTGGTCAATGAATGCTTTAGGGAAGACGCCAAATTCCCAAAGCCATGCGAGTCTATGTGCTGGGTATAATCGCCCATCAAGCCTGATTATAATGTAACCAGATTTATCCTTGCTTCCTGCAACACTGTTGGCGAAGGCTGCTCCCTTGCTGTGTCTCCAAGTGAATATGCCTGATGTTTTATCGTATCTTAAGTGTTTCTTAAGATATTCTCTGGTCAAGCACGCTTCCGCCTGGGTTCCCCCTACGCTGCCGCGTGTCGAGTTTTGTTGGCGACCATTTCTGTAAGCCATCTGGATTCTCATTAGTTGCCTTGCCCCATGTCCACCCGATCTCAGCCTCGCTGGGGATCAGGAGAGTACGGGTATCGGGGCCGTGTTTCAAGGTGATTGGTGTTTCGATTGTGGCGAGGAGGCGCGGCAAAAGGACCGATTCGTCAGCGTCCTCAGGGTATTCGATCAGAGCCGCATCGTGGACTTGGAGGAGGACGTCGATGGGATAGTTGGTCGGGTCGGTCTGCTGCTTCCACCAAAGGCGAAAGAGGCCGCGATTGAGAAGGTCGGCGATGCTGCTTTGGGGGTCGAACGCGACCGCCTCGCGGAGGGTAGCGTCGTCGTCATGGCGACCCATGAACCAGCGTTTGCGGCCCATCAGGGAGACGAGGTATCCTTGTGTCGCAAGCTGCTCAGCAACCCAATGATGCCAACGCCTATGAGCAGGAAAGGCAGCAAAGTATCTATCCTGGAAGTCCTGGACGTTCGCGATTGGCACGGTTGTCTCATGTGAGATCGTGCGAGGAGTGCCGACATAATTGCTGCCGTGGCCGATGCGTTTGCACATGAAACGATAGGAGAAGTTACGAACATAGGTTTCATCCGCTTGCTCGCGGTTATTGATATGCTTCCATACCATCCGAGCTACTGTGGTGTGGAGGTCGTCGGACTCGCAGGCGTCGAGATAGGTGGGGTCGCCGAACAGGACGTATTCGATGGCACCGACAAGTCGGCTCTCGGCTTGGGAGAGGTCGATATAAGCGTACTTTTTTCCGCGTCGGGAACAGAAGATATGGCGCAGGGTTGGGTCGAGGTTTTGGAGGTTGGTGCCTTTTCCGTTGCTGGCGGTGTATGAGGCCATTCGACCGGTGTTAGTACCAGCAATGGATAGAGTAGTGCGAATATGTCCATCGGTGTCAATCTCCGTTCGTAGGGTGCCGAGGGTCTTCTCGATATCCCGAAGTGCCAGGATCATCTTACAGATTGGGAGCGCGACTGGATAGCGGGACAGGCGCTCCAATGCATCACGGTCTGTCGTGGGCTTACCGTTATGGGCGATAACGGGCGGCAAGCCCAAGACTCCGTAGAAAAGCTGTTGGAGGTGCCCGCCCGGCGCGTTAGAACGGTGATTGAACTCGCGCAGGAAGGTGTGTTCATCGGGAGAAAGTTCGAGAGCATCCTTTAGCCATCGCACGAGGCGAGCCTCCAATTTTGTGCGCTCCGCCGAAAGGGAGGCGATCATCTTGCCGCGCGTGAAGTCATCGACCAAGAGGCCCTTACGCATCATATCCGCGACCGGAGCCTGCATCGCACGACTAAATTCGTAGGTCTCCGCTTCGAACGCGCGGAGAGTACCGTCCTTAAGGCGTGTTGGTTTTTCCGTCAGGTGGGATTCTATTTCAGAAAATACCGATTGGGTAAGAAGCGAATCCATCGCGCAGTACAAGTTAAATTTCCTAACGGAATCTAATTCCTTTCGTGCAGTAGCATTGCTCGTATCTATTATAAGTGCCATGCTATTTGCTCACATAAGGCAAAATTCTTTCGACTACAGAAGCATCCGCATCTACCCTAGATAAAAAAGAATTGCATGTAATACAAAGCATTCCACGTACCTTACCTGTTTTATGGTTATGATCTACGCTTAATTTTCTGCCTTTATCGGGCGCACGGCGGCACAAAGCACATTTGCCTTCCTGTGCTTCGAGCATTGATGATACTTCAACAAGGGTGATTCCATATTTTCTTTTTATGGTAGTTTTATATGTTGACAATCGCCCTGAAGCCCTAAGCTTTTCATATTTACTTTTATCGGCAGAGTTTTTAAGACGATGAACATAATCAACTTGTCGTTTAGCAGCCTTCGCTAAATATTGTTCTCTGCCAAGACGATTTATATTGTAACAAGTGAAGCATAACCCTTTAGCATGATCTGTTCGACTTGGATGGCATTTTGCTTTTCTATGCTTACGATTGTTATGCCATTGTTTTATATAGCATTTACGACATAAACCCTTCCCCACATGAGGACGGTCTGGATGACAAGTTGGTGACTTTTTAGTTTTCATACCAAATTAAACTATCATTCTGGGGCAAATGTCAATACCCGCGCAGTAAACCCAGAACTTGTGAGGGTCCTTGAGTTTCTTGCGCGCTTCAGTTCCGGTGTCGATTATGACGGCCATTTAAATCACTTTTGGTCTAAGTGCCCATAACCAGCAACAAGAGGACCATGAAATTCCATGATAAGGCCGGGACCGACCGGGAAGCGAATGCTCTTGTGGTAGAAGCCCCCAGTGCTGGTGTGGGTCGTCTCGGCGAACTCACGCATCGCCTTTTCCATCGCCTTATAATATTCGTGGCTCAGGTGAATGTACTGAACTGTCTGCGTCATTGAGATTTTCCTTCCAAGAGATCGGCGACAAGGCGGGCATAGCCTTCCATGTCGCGCCAATTATCCACGTAGTTGGGATTTCCGTTAAGGACCCGCGACACCTTGACGGCCCACATTTCAAGGCAGTCCCGTTGATAGTCGGTGAGATCGGACCAGCGTGGGGTGTGTTCCATTACCCGTTTGAGCGACTGCGATATCTGGGTTTGGATATCGTATCTGCCGTAATTGCTGCCTCGCTCGGCGAGGACTTTGGCGACGTCGGTGGTCATATTGTCAAGGCCTTATACCAGAGGAGGAACTTTTCTTCGGCGACGGGCGGCGTGAAATAGTGAAGCTTCACGTTGAGGGGTTCGAGATGATCGACACCCCACACGTTACCGCTCTTATTCATGTTCTGAGCGCGTTCGTCAACGATGATGCGGCTGTCCCAGTCTTTTATGGAGGCATGCTTCGGGAAGCGAAGATCGAAGCGGTCGCGCACCGCCATATCGAGGCCCATCTCAAGCGCCCGGTAGTCGTCGAGGGTGTATTTGATGGGCCTGGGAATGTCGCATAGGTAAGCTTCGGCAGCATCGTGAAGCAAGAACGCCAATGCCCCGGCTGGGTCGTCGGGATATTCAATGTGGTACTTTGCGGCGAGCAGCATACTATGCTCCGCAACACTATAAAATTTGATGCAGTGGCCGTTGTAGCGGCAGGCGTTCGAGAGCGCGTGGGCGATATCGACAATGTCGATATCCTTCAGCTTCGGGCTAATGAACTCGAAGCGCCTTCCCGAGAAGGTCTCGATATAATCTTCTGGTTGGTACTCGCCGGGCATGGTGGTATCCTTACGGTTAAGACGGCGGTGAGGGAGCCTCAGTGCACGCTTGGGCGGTCGGGGGCGTTGTCGGGATGGTTCGGGCAGTCGGGATCGTGGTCCATTTCGGCGGCATAGGCCTGGGCCTTGGCGATGACTTCGCGGAGCGCGACCTGGGTACGAGAGGCGCCGAAGCAGTAGCCGACGACGAAACCGAAACCGAGGAAGGCGACCATGAAGGTCACGCGATTCATCTCGGCGTCCCAGAATAGCGAGCAGTCTGCAAGTTCAATCGCGCAATCACCGCCGTTGGCGGCGGTAGGCAGGATCGGGTAGACGGGCTTTAAGATGAAGCCTCGGTTGAACTCGTCGGAGAGGGCTTCTTCGACTGTGCTGGGGTAGGGTCTGGTGTCGGGCATGGCGTGGTTTCCTTTCGGTGGCGGGCTAGAAGTTGGTCGATCCTGGCTTGAATTTTGTGTGGTTTGCGGCTGGTGCCGAGATGCCAGCCGTGGCATCGGTGACATTTATAGACGTCAAGGCCCGCGTGCTTCATGCGACGGGCGGTGATAGCGGCGTCTCGCATTGTCGGATGCCGGATTTTACCCGAACAGCCGTCACTCATTAGAAGCGGTCCTTGAGGACGATGTAAGTGATACCCCCAGCGATGGCGACAAGAACTACAATTCCGATGAAAGTATCCATGTTAGTGCCTCGTTGTGCTGTCGTCTCTGGTTATCTGCTCGATGATCGAGCCAGATGCGTTGCGAAGTTGGAAGCCGTCGAAGATACGGTCGTTCATGGCGGCGGAAATCTCCGGGTCGGCGGTAATCAGGAACATCGAGTTGGTGTCGTCTTCCGACCGGATCATGATTTCGGTATAGTTCGGGCCGGAGTTCACGACGCAGTCGATGCATTTCATTTTGAGGAACTGCCCGTCGCGCCAGAAGGATGCGATCAGCGGCTCCTCGAAGGTTGTACTCTTGGCTAGCGAACTTTGCGAGAGATATTCATTGTCCATAATGTCGCACCCCCTAGATCGCGCCAGCCTATCACGCCCCCTGCCGGTTGTGTATCCCTCACCGCCGTCTTTAAGCGTCTCGTTTGATGGTCTTTTTGGAGGAGCGGAAGCTGCCATCTTCCTTCCAGGCGGACTCGGAGGCGTAAAGTGAGCCCAAAGTGCCCAGGCCCTTGCGTTCCTCTGGTTGGAGGGCGTGGGCGAGCAGCATGGTGTCGTGCTCGTAGGCCCGAACATGGATGCCCGCGCGGGCGAGGTGGGACATATCGTACAGGCCGTTCTGGGCGAGTTTGGGTATGGGCGATTCGAGGACGCGCTTGCACCAAAGCCATGCGGCCTTTTCGTCGGCGCGGGTCGGCCAGTAGGAGTTGGCGGGCTTACGGTCGTCCTCGAAGGGAACGACAATGGAGATGGTGTCGTTCGGAGCGAACGAGATGCAGGAGATTATTTCCTTCGGGTTCTCGATATCGAATGCGATCAGGGAGGCAGTGCTGAGGTGGTCGGTCCAAAAGGTGTTTAGGTCGTCGAGGGTGGGGTCGAGCCATACGGTGCGGGACTTGCGGATGATCGAGGGGGTCTCGGATTCCTGCCGGGCCTTGATAAGGTCCATGACCAGCATGGAGCGGCGGTTCCAGACGCGGAACAAGGACGCGGGATGGTAGGTTGGGAGGACTTTGAGGCCGGGGACGAGGGTGGACTCAACGGTTGCGCCTCGGTATTTGTCGATGCCGATGCGGCCTGTAAGAGCCCACATGGGCGTGTTGCCCATCGCGATCACGATGTTAGGCGAGACGGCTTCTAGTTCCGCCTTGAGCCGGTCAAGCTCTGGAAGGAACTCAGGCTTAACGTAGTGCCCATTGGAGAGGGGATTGTGAACGTATCCCTTGCCGCCATCGGGCAGTTCACGCCGTTTGCAGCAGATAGATAGGATGCTGTTGTCATCGGAAGGCGGGCGGAAGTTGAAAGTGTTGGTCAAAAACAAAATGTCTTCACGGGCCTTATACGGGTCGGGAGCATTACCGGGTATGATTCCGGCGTCAGCCAAAAGCCTATTCAATTCATCCCCCGCCGCGCCAACAAACGGACGTAAATATAATTCCTCTTGGCGACCCCAACTCTCGCCGACAATGGCTATTTTATATTTAGGCGACATGCTTCCACTTCCGTTTTACGATTATAGCTTGAATAGTGGCATGATGAACTTTATATTTTTTAGCGAGGCTTCTATTTGTTTCGTCGCCTTTAGCATAAGCTTTCCTTATAGCTATAACATCGGCTTTCGTTAATTTGTTTAAATGGTCCCGGCGCCCCTTTAAAAGAGAATCCAATTTGTTTTCTTTATCAGTTCCTTGAAACAAATGGCGTGGATTTGCGCATGGGGGGTTATCGCACTTATGACAAATTTGATGCCCATTTATGATAGTTGAGTCACCATAAAACAAACGAAAAGAATAGCGATGGGCGCTCATGTAAATACCATCACGCTTTATTATTTTATACTTTCCGTGCGCCGTAGATTTTGTGGTTGGAATCCAACAGCCAGTGCTGGAAATAGCCATGTTATCCCAAAATAAACTGTCTTTTTCGTATACAGATATGGGAAGTTTCATGAAACACCTAAAAGAAATGGGGGCGACCACATTTAAGTCATCGCCCCCATCTCAGACACCCTCCGGTAGGAGGTGGTGGTTAGAGTTTAGCGAAGCCTTCGATCTTCGGCAGCTTCCGGTTCTTCCATTCGCTATGCTCGATGGTGACGAGACATTGCGCGCCGCTGACCTGGGGCAGGGCATCGCGGATGCTTTCGGAGGCGTCGATATCGAGGACGTCCTTCAGGAAGGAAGTCAGCATCGGCAGGGCCTTCGGGGTGAGCCAGAAGGTGTAGGTCATCGGCGACTCGGGCACGCCGCCAGCGGAGGCAAGGTCCTCGGCATCGACGTCGTCCTGCGGGGCGTTGATCTTGAAGCTGAACTCCGCACCGAGGTTCTGCTTTTTGCCGAAGTTGTCGATCTTCGGGATGCCGGTGATGGTGGCGGCATAGGTGCCGACCGGAAGCGGGGGCATTTCCTTGACGTCACCGATGCGCTGGGAAAGAATGTCTGCTTGAGAAGCCATGTGAAAGGTCCTTTTAAGTTTCGTTGATAGCGAAGGTTATAGTGATATTATGCGGCTTTTGCTATAGACGCGGGTGGAGTCGGAGGCTGCGGCGTATCGCCGCGTGCAGCCTTGACGAAGGTAGCGAGCCCGGTTTCAATGGGCAATTCGACAGGAAGGGCACCAGCGACACTGTGTTTAACGCCCACGGTTCCGTCGGGAACGGTGCGGATGACGCGTTTCTTATTGGCGCCAGCGCCGCTGGTTTTGACTAACAGCATGGTGTTGAAGTAGCGCGGAATACGAGGGCTAAGGGACTTACCTAGAGTTTGTGGGAAACCCTGGTTGACCCCATTGGCATCCTCGATCTGCACCACATGGGCTGTTACGATGACGTTGCACCTGACGCTGTCGCTAAAGAGCGCGGCGAGCATGTTCTCGACGTTGTTTTGGGCGAGCATCCAGTCGCGCTGCTCAGGACCGGAAGCGAGCCTATTGTTGAGGGCTAGGACTTGGTGCATCGCGGCGCGCGACATGAGCGATAGCGAGTCAATGACGAGGAATGTGTCACTACCCCAAGAGGAAATCCCTCCGAGATTGGTACCGTCGTCGTCAGTCCATCTGCCGATTGCGTTGCTTCCCTTAGTGAACGCGTCAGCCTTTTTGACAGTAACTCCGCTGCCGGTGAAGGCGTATTCGTCGGTGAGCGTCTTGTAGTGGACGTTGCCGACTTTGTCCGGGTGGTTTTTGACGACGTAGTTCTTGAAGAAATCGAGGCCATTGTCATAGTCCTGAATGAACAGTTTGTAGCCTTCCGCGACCAGCGAAATGAGCGCACTGGTCTTGCCTGCGCCGGAATCGCCGATCAGGAGAAGCTTGGTCGCCTCTGAGGATGGGTGGTCAATCAGCTTCGTCATCTTGTGCCTCTTGGTTTGCGATGGTGCCCTTCGTGCGTGGGACGAGTGGGTTCCATTCACGAACTTCAAAATCTGTTTCGAGAAAAGCTTGCCTCACCGAGGGGTCGCGTCCGCAGATGCCTCGGTAGGAGCATCCTCCGTACTTGTGGCAACTGGTCTCGTTCATCGGAAAGAGCGAGAGTTTCTCCTCGTCGGTCTTAGCATCCAGAAGGGCTGCTGACGATAGGACAGCTTGACGCACCCACACGTTAAGGCCTCGACGCCATTCCTCGACCTGCTTGGTCGTGCGGTGGATTATCTGCCGCGCGAACTCCGTCTTGGTCTTGGCGATCTGCATCGCGTCAATGATAACGCCTCTAACCGGGATGCCGAACGCCTCTCGCGCCGCGAAAGTGTAAGCTGTAACCTGATTATCAGGCGTGAAATTGCGGAAATAAGCTTCGCTTCCCTTCTCAGTAGAAATCGAAGCGCCCGTAGTTTTGTTGTCGAGAACATACGCATTGTCCTGAAAGCGCACTACTCGATCCATATACCCACAAAGGGTCGCGCCTTCCGGCGGAAGCTCAGGAGCAATCTGGCCCAGCGGCACCTTAAAGTGAAGTTCGACGGCAGGCTCGCCATCCGTTTTGAGCACCGTTTCAAGATTATCGGACTCGTGGTGATTAAGATACGCCGCGACTGAACGCATGAGAGCGTCTTTGGTCCGCGTCTTGTGATCTTCCATCCCATCCGACGCAACTGCGGCTGCCTGCATAGCGTCGGATAGCGCGACCCCATGCCCCGCTTTAGGACGACTGATTTCGTAAGTTTCCAACGCTTTCGCGAAGGCCCCGCCAAAAGTGGCAGGAGCGGACTTGTATTTGCGGCGGAGGCCGAGCAGTTGTCCATAATAATATTCCCTGGGGCAGCGTTTCAGCATGGAGAGGGAGGATGCGTCCCATGCCCACTGAATCTTTGTACCGTTGACGTAGGGGTTTGGTGCTTCGGTTGCGGGTCGGTCCATGACGACATATCTCCAATTTTGAGGGCGTGTTTACGATATCCGTGGATAACTGCTTTGTGGTCGCGGTCCAGGAACCTGCCGATAGCATAGCTGTTGAAGCCCTGCTTTCGGAGTGTGTACATGATTTCCTGCCGTGGGGCAACAAAAATTCTGAGGCGTGATCTGCCCAGGACGGCGGTGAGGGAGACACCGGCTGCCGCTGAAATGCGCGCGGCGGTTTCGTACATATAGGCTCGGGGGGTTAGGGTCGGCATCAGGGGGCGTATCCTATGGTGGCGGGTCGTGACGGGTCGGTGCGAAGATTATCCCAAATGTACCAGCTATGATTTTCGCTGGGTGCTGCGCCGGGCCGCTCGAACCAGACAATCCGGCGCGTCAAGGTTATCTTCTGTGCGAAAGCAGGGCAATCGCGGAATAAGTGCCTGCGACCTTTCGCGCAGTCGTACTGCATCGGCAGGAGCATCGCCACCCACGCCGCCTTAGTGAGGGCGGTCTCGACGAATTGTTGCGCGAGATCGCCGAACGGAGGGTTGGTAATGATTGCGTCGCACTGCAAGACATTCCTTGGAAGTAGAAAGTCGTATCCCTCACCGCCGTCTTGATCGTAAATGTCCGTACCAATGACGTCATAATTGTGGGCTTTGATGGCGTTGACGATTTTGCCGGAGGCGCAGGCAGGCTCCCAGACGGTCTTGATCCATGGAGGTATGAACGGGACGAGCGCATCCGTGACCCAGGCGGGTGTTTCGTAGAGGTCGCGGGGCTGGCGGGCGTAGCCGGAATTACGGGTTGCCATGAGGGGGAAGGTCCGATTCGTGTTCGCGGGCGACCCGCGCGATTGTGTCGATGATGATGCCTGCGACCCTGACGGCCTTTTCGTTGCGATAGCGTTCGGCTCCGTACCAGGGCGGGACGCCGAGGTGGGGCGCAATCGCTTCGGCGATTGCCTCGGTCATGATCGCGAGGGTTAGGGGCATTATCGGATGATTTTCGGGATGGTGGAAGCGACCGCGACGAGGCGGGCACCGCATGGGAGGATCGGTTCGTGCGGAGAGTAGATCAGGCGGGTGCCTTCGGGGAGTTCGACTTCATGGGCGTAAGTCGAAGCGCCGCGCTTACCGCGTCGGATCGAGATGGGCGGGAGGTTGGTTTTGTTCTTGCGGTTGGAGTCGATCCTGCCGCGATTGACGTTGACGTAGTAGGTCATTTTTGTGGCTCGCTAATTAAGGGGATTTTGTCGGTAGGTTTCAGGAAGCAGGCTTTTCTGGCGGTTTCTATGGTGTCGGTATCATAGTCGAAGGCTTCGGCAAGCTGCCCAATGATGAAGCAATTTCGCATACCCTTAGTCATGTTGTCCTGGATTTCTTGGATGGTCGGAGTCGTCGGATTGGTTGCTGCGGCGGCGGGTGCTGCGGTACAGCCGGAGATGACGGTTGCCAGGATAGCGAAGACGGGCAGTTTCATTGTTGGGTTCTCCGCAGTAGGTCTTGGTGCTGGACTAGGAGTGCTTCATACTCTGCACGATAATGCGCTAATTGCTGTTGTGCGACTTCAAGGCACCGCCGCAACTCTATAAGCTCATATTCCTGTTGGGTCATTGCTTGGCGGCTTTCTTTGCTTCGCGAGCGAGTTTCTTGGCGGCGTTCTCGGCGCGTTTGCGTTCGCGCTCGATGCGGGCGGCAGCTTCGAGGCGGCGCTTTTCGCGAAAGAGGCGGATCATGTCGTCAAACTCAGCGTCGGTAAGGTCGCGGGCGGAAGCGGCGAGATAGCGTTCGAGGGCGGCAGCATGGTCCGCTTCGAGCGGAGGGATATGCTCGGCGAGGGAGGTTTCGGCGACCTTGGAAGGCGGTGCTTGATCCAGGTTATCCACGATCTTGAACGTCCTCTACTAAGCTACGAAAGCGATCTTTAAAATCTTGCAAGCGTTCTATCTCGGCGATAGCTACTTCTAATGTTTGTTTAGCTTCGCCGTTGTACGCCTTTTGGTTCTTCCCGCCGAACTTGAGAAATTGCTTAATTTCAAATGCGATTAGGTTGACCATTAGCTATTTCCGATTTCCATGATCGCCCACACGACGACGAAGACGGCGACGGTGCCGAGGACTTCAGGACTGAGTAAGAACGTCAGTAGGTCTAGCATGGTCGAGTTGGTTGTTGGCTTCGTGGGGGTCGAGGCCCATCGCGACTAGGTGAGTATAGGCATACTCGCGGTCATAAATCCCTGCGGCATATTTGTCCACGAGGTCTTCGCATTGCTGCATCCAAAGTTCTTTGCATCTGCCCATGGCGTTAGCCCTTCCGCAGGCGTTGGTAGAGGAGCCAGTTCGAGATGACGGCGTACCAAGTCACGGCCTGTTGTATCGCGATGCCGCCGATGACCGGCAGCGTGAGGGAGGCGGTACGGGCTAGGGCGGCTGCACCGACGAGGGCAAAGGCGAGCCGTACCAGGACCCACTTGGAATGGGTTAGGCGCATGATGAAGGCCATGACTGGGTTGCCTTCCCGTGCGCCCGACTTCGAGAACTACGTCGTCAAAAACCACCCGGACA